CGGCGTGCGCAAGGGGCTGGGCGATTCCCTCCCGTCCAGCCCCACCTTTCCCGAAGGCGGTGCGGCATGATTGTCCTGCCTTATCCTTCCAGCGCACTTTGGCCGAATGGACGCGCGCACTGGGCCATCAAGGCCCGCGAAGTCAAAAAGCATCGGCAATGGGCACGGCTTGCTATGCGCAGCGACAGATTTTCTATTGCTGACAACCCGATACCTATAGCGATAACCTGTTGCCCGAAAGCGCGTGGCCCTGCCCCCGATATGGATTCAATCGTTAGCGCCGCAAAGTCGTATATTGATGGCATCGCCGATTATCTCGGCATCAATGACAGGTATTTCGCCGCCCCGACTGTCACCATCAGCGACAAGCGCACGGGGCAATTCATCATTACAGTGGGAGAGACGGAATGACTAAACCAATTGATGTAGGGCCGGGTTATGACCGCCTTGCCGAAGCAATGGAAGCGGAAGGGATTCACCAAATACGCTTCTATCGGAGCGCTCGGGCCTTTACCGTAGTAATGAGCGATGCTCGCACCGGGCAGGGAAAAACTGTTCGTGAGGCTGTATCCGTCGCAAGTCATGAAAGGCTCTCAGTGTGAGCAATCGCTTTGACTTGAATGCTCTTGCCCGTGAGGCCGAAGGGCTAGATGAAATCTGCGGTGGTGATGATCGCCTATTCGCAGACATGATGGTTGGCGAAACGGACGTTGATCGCATCATTCTTCGGATTCACGAGCAGATTGCCCGTGATGATGAGATGCTGGCAGGTATTACCGAACGCCAGAGGGCGATTGCTGAGCGCAAGGCCCGTATCACCGCCCGCCGTGATGGCGCAAAAGCGCTTGTAGGCAAAGTTCTGCGCATCGCCAGACTTCACAAATTGGAATTGCCAGAAGTCACCTATTCGGTGCGCGATGGCAAGCCGAGACTTGATATTGTGTCGCCGCAGGCCGTCCCGGAAGAATACTGCGCCGTGAAACTGGTTCCTGACAAGGCAAAGATCAACGAAGCTTTTGCGGAAGAAAGCAACCTCCCGAATTGGCTGGTTCGGGAAGAAGTCCGTGAAGTGGTTACAGCTAGAATGAAATAGTCCGCTGCGGCGGCGTAATGAAAGGATTGAATTATGGCTATTTATGCAAGCGATACTGGTGGTGGTTCGGATTTTGATCCGGTTCCCGAAGGTTCACATCCGGCTGTCTGTGATATGCTGGTTGATCTTGGCCTACAGGAAACTACCGGAAAATTTGCGGGTAAAGTCCAGCACAAAATTTATCTGCGGTGGCAAATCCCCTCGCTTCGCCTGTCTTATGAAAAGGACGGCGTGGCAATTGAGGGGCCGATGACGATAGGTTCGCGTTTTACCGTTTCTCTCCATGAAAAGGCAGCCTTGCGCAAATTGCTGCAACAGTGGCGGGGGAGGGCATTCACGGCTGACGAACTTAAGAAGTTCGACGTGACCAGCGTTGTCGGCAAACCATGCCTTATCTCCGTATCTCATACCCCGCGCGATGGCGGTGGCGTCTATGCCAATGTGGACACAGCTATTAAGTTGCCAGCTGGTGTAACGCCTCCTGAATTGGAAGGCGAGGCTCTGGTTTACGATTCCGACAATATGGGAACGTTCGAGAAGCTGCGGCCATGGCTGCAAGAAGTCATCAAAGCGCAGAAATCGCCAAAGGAAGCTGATAGGGTAAACGATCCCGATGCTTGGCGAGGTGGCCTAAGCAATGACGATCTGGATGATGATATTCCGTTTTGATCTAACGCAGGGGGCTGCATACCCCTCTCCCCACCGAGGCGGGCCGGTGCTGCGTTAGCGCCCGTCACAGTTTGCGAAACGCGTTTTGTGAAAGTGGCGCGTTAAGGAAGCCCGACGCCGGGACGGGTGCAAAAAATCCCGGCACCCTATTCAGGAGGTGGTGATGATCCGCAGCAAGAAACCAACAGCGCGTCACCGCCACTATCACGAATGGCTGATGCAGAATTATCCCTGCGCCTGCGGATGCGGGCGGCAATCAACCGTTGTCCACCATCCCCTGCAAGAGCATCCCGAGCAGGGAACGCGGCGCAATCATGAATACGTGGTGCCGATGTGGTGGGAATGCCATGATCGCTTGCACAAGCGCGACGGGCGGGACGAATATGCGCAAGCGGCGGCGGAGTATCGACGCGCCGGGATTGAGGCGGGGGAACTGTGAGCGACAAAGCGCCTCTATTATTTGAGCCAAGGCTTGGCGGCTTATTCCCTGCCAACGCTGCGGCAGAAACAGCCCTTAGAGAAACGCGGGGCCGTGTGAGGGTGGAGATTAAGGGCGGCGTGGCCAATCAGCGCCGTAGGGGGCTTTATTGGAGCGTAGCATCCCTTGTAGTGCCGATCCTCAACGATTTGCACAACCTGACGCTGGACGAAGGCGATCTCCATTCGATTACGCGCGAAAAGCTAAAGGTTGGCGAGCGCATCACACTGCCGAGCGGGGAGTCATATTTCAAGCCCGCGAGCACAAGCAACCGCGCCATGCCGGAACACGAACGGGCGGAATACACCACGCGGGCGCTGGAACTGTGGTCGCGGTGGTGTGGCATCCCGGTGGAGACGCTGCGCAGGGAGAGCGAGGCATGAAAGCCATCCGCGATTATAGGCATTGCCTTGCGCGCCGGAATGGGTTTAGAAAGGGCGGGCCGGGAGAAGCAAGCAACTTCAACCCGGCCCTATCATCACACACCTGAGAGAGGAGGTGCATATGACTTACGACAATACTAACGTTCTCGATCCCGCTTTGCAAGGCGCGGGCATTAAAAGATACCGCGCGTTCATAGCATCGCGGGCGGCTGCTACGCAAATGCATGGTTTCACCCCCCGCCCATTGAACGGAATGGCCAAAGAGCATCAGCGTGTTGCCTTGGATTTTGCCTTGCGCAAAGGCAAGAGCGCGGCTTTTCTTGATACCGGGCTAGGCAAATCATTCATCGAACTGGAGTTCGCGCGGCAGTGTGCGGATGAAACCGGCAAGCCATCTCTAATTCTCACACCGCTTGCCGTTGCGGGGCAGATGGTGCGCGAAGGCCAGAAGTTCGGAATTGACGCGCGCCAGATACGAGAACAATCCGAGGTCGGCGCTGGCATTATGGTGGCGAACTATGAGCGGCTGCAAAAACTTGATCCCGATAGTTTCGGCGCTGTGGTTTTGGATGAAAGCAGCATTCTAAAGTCGTTCGGAGGAAAGACTACAGTTGCACTGACTGAGGCGTTCCGCAAAACCCCATACAAGCTTGCCGCTACCGCAACACCCGCGCCGAACGATCATATGGAGATAGGCCAGCATAGCGACTTTCTGGACGTTATGGAGGGGCCGGAGATGCTATCCCGGTGGTTTATAGCCGATCAAAAGAAGATGGGAGCATATCGGCTTAAAGGTCATGCAACTGAATCATTTTGGGAGTGGGTTGCGTCGTGGTCACGCTGCGCGACTTTGCCTAGCGACCTTGGCGGTGATGATGCTGGATATGTTTTACCGGATATCGATCGCCACGTTCACGAGGTTGAAGCTGATAGGCTTGTGAACGCTGGCGAGGGCCTTCTATTCCGTATCCCGGAAATGAGTGCCACCAGCTTTCACGAAGAAAAACGACTGACATTGCGGCAGCGCTGCGAAAAAGCCGCCGAACTGGCAACGCATGATAAGCCCGTAACAGTATGGTGCGAAACCAATGACGAGAGCGCGTTGCTTGCCAATCTGATTCCAGATGCGCGGGAAGTGCGCGGCGATATGGCACCGGATTTGAAAGAGCAGCTACTGCTAGGATTTGCCGACGGCGCGTTCCGCGTGATGGTTTGTAAGCCGAAGATCGCTGGATTCGGAGTGAACTGGCAGCATTGTTCTCATGCCGTTTTTGCATCGATCAGCTTTAGCTATGAGCAACACTATCAGGCTGTCAGGCGCTCACACCGATTTGGACAGACCGAGCGGGTGCGCAATGATATCGTCATTAGCGACACAGAAGCACAAGTTTGGGCAATCGTGCAGCGCAAGTCTGGCGATCACGACTTAATGAAGCGCGAGATGGCCAAGGCTATGAAGCGCGCTCAGATGGGCAGCGACTTGCGTGTAGCATATGGCGAGCGTGATCGCCTTTGCTTTCCAACTTGGATTAAGGGAGATAAATAATGGATTATGAAGGTAGGGGCTGGAAGTTGTTTAACGCCGATTGCGTCGAGATGCTGGCGCAAATGCCAGATGATAGCGTGGATTGCAGCGTATTCTCATCGCCGTTTAGTTCGCTTTATATTTACAGTGACAGCGAGCGCGACATGGGTAACGCCAATTCCCATGCGGAGTTTCTTGAGCATCACGCTTTTTTTGCGCGGGAATTATTCCGGGTTATGAAGCCCGGAACCGTAATCTGCGATCACTTGAAAGACATTGTGTTTTATCAGGGGAGCAGTGAAAGCGGGGAAAGCGGATTGAACCCCTTTAGCGATTGGGCAATTCAGTCATACCGGGACGCAGGCTTTCAGATGCGTGCGCGGGTGACAATTTGGACTGACCCGGTTCTTGAGCGGTCTAAATCTAACCCAGAGCGGTTGCTTTACAAAAACATCGGAGAGAATGCCCGCGCCTGCGCGCCGGGAATGCCTGAATACATCGCAGTCATGCGAAAAGAGGCAAAGGGCATTAAGGTTGGTGACCCGGTGCGTCACGCAGTTTCCAAGTGGACTGCGGAACGCTATGAATCGGACGCAAGCGAGATAGCCTTGGAGCAGGCTCAGCGTATGCTTAAGGCCGGATTGATCGACGGCATAAGCCCTAACATTTTGGCAGTTCTAGCTGAGCGCTGCAAGTTCCCATTGGATCAATGGCAGCAATGGGCAAGCCCGGTTTGGATGGATAATCGCGGAAGCGACGTTCTGAATGCCCGATTTAGGGGGAGTGAAAAGGACGAACGCCACCTTTGCCCCATGCCAATCCCATACATTGAGAGGTGCTTGCAGCTTTACAGCGTGCCGGGTGATATTGTGCTAGATCCGTTCAGCGGGATCGGTTCAACAGGCTATCAGGCTGTCAAGATGGGACGGAAGTTTATTGGCAGTGAACTGAAGCCAGAATATGCTAAGCAAGCAGCCCGATTTATCAGTGAAGCCGAAATGACGATTGGCGACCTTTTCGGAGCTGCGGCATGAATTATAGCACAAATGCGCAACCCGCCCTTGCATATGACGATATCAGCGCACGGGATGCTTTCCTGCGTGATGAAATGCAGCGCGGCTCCGAAAAGCTGCTGTGCGCCATGAGGCGCGAACTGGAAAGCATGGGGAGGCTGCTATGATCGATCCACTGATTGAGCAGGCGCGTCTTGTGAACCTTGAGGCTGAGATCGAGCGCCGCCTAGCCATCCGTAAGGCGCTGCGCCCAGAACGCTCGGAAGCGGCAACCCGTGGATGGGAAACGCGCCGTGGGTGATCTATACATGCGCCAGTATCACTTCCCGAAGTCGCTAACCAACACCCGCCGTAAGCTGCGGCAGTTAGAGGACGAGGCCCGCACAATGGGCATGAGGGACATTGCCAACAGTCTTGAGGCCATCAACGCAGCTTGGGATCGGGAAGTCGAGATCGCCAAGCTGGGGGCAGTTATCCGGCGGGGGGATGACAAGTGAGTATCAAACTGATGGCCGCAGCTTGGGAAATGGAAATCCCTCAAACCGAAAAAATGGTGCTGTTGTGCCTCTGTGATCATGCGAATGATAGTGGCGAGTGTTGGCCTTCCGTTGCCCGCATTGCCTATAAATGCAGCGTTACCGACCGCACTGTGCAGAAGGCCATTCAAGGCCTTAAGGCGCGCGGCATTTTGGCTTGGCATGACGACCCCGGACGTTCGCACAGGTTTGTTATCAACCCCCGAAGTATATTCACCCCCGAAAATGCTTCACCCCCGAAAATGACAGCAGAACCCCCGAAGAATATTCACCCCACCCCCGAAAATGCTTCACCCAAACCATCAATAACCATCAAAGAACCGCCAAAGAGTAATAAGGCCCGGAAGCCGGATTGCGTGAGTGATGAAGTTTGGCGGGACTTCCAGGAACTGCGGCGAGTCAAGAAAGCGCCGCTTACTCCGACTGCCCTTAAAAAGATTGAAGCGGAGGCAGCCTTGGCGGGCTGGTCGCTTGAAAACGCGCTTTCCGAATGTTCGGCACGTGGCTGGCAGGGTTTTAACGCAAAATGGGTAAAGGAAACGGAACGTGAAAACAGAAATTCGACTGATGGACGTGACGGCGTTGCCAAGGCTCTCGACAGGCGACTTGGACTTGGACAATCTTCCGGAGAGACTGGACGACGCAACATTGGCGGAAGTCGAGAGGATGGCAGCGGCTCCATTGCCCGCCTTGCCGACTTGCGATGAGCGCACGTTCGGGCAAATCCTGCGCATGATGCTTGCGACTCTTCCTCGGCGGCAATCTGATGATGTGAGCGGCGAGTTGTTTGTCGCCGCCTACGAACGCCAGCTTGGCCATATGAGTAAATTGCAGGCCGAATACATGATGGACAAGGCCCTGCGCACTTGTCGTTGGTTTCCGACGATTGCTGAATGCCTGGAGTTGGCGGGGGATTGGCGCAGGCGCGATGATGCTGTGGCGCAGCAGGCAAGGGCGCGCTCGGTTTATCAGAACGAAATGCAACTCCGCGCCCGCGACGAACGCGGTTGGAACGACGC